AAATGGTGCAAATATAGAGTATTCGTTATCTACATATTTAAATCTATAACTAAATCTAGCGAACCTATCTTCTAAATAATCAGGATCACCTGAAAAGTTAGGATCAAAATAAGGATTAGGGTTAAATACAAGTCTTTGATTATTTGCTATTGTTATATTGCCACTAAGCGTAACTTCTTCAAGAACCGCATCATAACTTGTAACCGTAAAACCTGTATCTGTAAGTGAGTTATCACCTCCAGATAGGTTATCTTGTATAGAAACAGTAGAAGCAACTCCATATGGTGAACTTGGTGAGTTTATTTCACCTCTAATGTTATCTATAGGTATAATATTATTCGCTACAATTGTAGCGCTAGCTAAAGCACTACCACCGTTTGGTAAAAACAAACTACTTACGTCTTTCATTGTGCTTTCATAAGGAATAGCACCGGTAGATAAAATGCTTTTGTTCCACAGTTCCATGCACTGATAAGGGTTATACTTAGCTACAGATATTTGATCTTCTGTAGAATAGTAAGTAGGATTTGTGTTTTGAGGATTTGGGTTAGCTAGTGTTGTGTTTATTACTCTTGGTTGATTACGATTATCAGTAAAGAAAAGTAAATCTTGTAATATATTAACCCCTGTTATTAAGTTTGTTTGTGAAAAGTTAAGAAAAGCTCCTTTAACTAAAACAGTAGATTGATTAGTTATAGTGTTTGTAGATATTATGAAATTATTAGCTGTGCTTTTATAAGTAAATCTATTTGGATTAGGATCTTTCCAGTTTGTGAAAAATAAATAAACAGTATTGTTAAGTTCATCAGCAAAGCTACCAATACAAATTATATCTAAAACACCTGTTAAATCAAAGTAATTAGATACAGAAACATTACCAAGAGTGTTCTCTAAGTTACCAACTTGTGCACTTTCTGATTTACTTATTTGAGCATTTCTTGCGTCTCTATACTCACCTTCGGGTAATAAACGAGCGTCCAAGTCTTTATTCATCTTGGACTTTATAAAAGTATTTTGAACTTTAGCCATTAAATTTTAGTGTTTTATCCATTTAGACTTACCTCTCATAACTTGAACTATTTCTTCTAGTTTTATATTAGAAAGTCTTATTTTAGCATTTCTTAAAGCTGCTCTTCTATCTTTTTTAAATCTAGCTATTATAGCTTCAGATGTATTAGCTCTGTTAGCTAATAAATTATAAGATATACTCATGTACATTGCTTCTTCAGCTAGCTTTGGAACTTTAGTATCTAGATCGTAAGCTAATCCATCAGAGATGTATTCTACAACTACAAGAGTGTTTATTAAATTACTAGAAAAAGTAAATGTTCCGTATTTTTCGTTTATTCCAAACCAACCATTATATTGAGATGTTTGAGGGTCTAAACCGTATAATCTACCCCAATTCCAAGGGCCTGATCCATACCAACCATCAGCATATAAATCATAAGCTATATCATCAAACAATTGAGCAAAAGCTTTATTGTTTATTAGTTTATCATCTGCGTTTTTCCATCTATCAACAGTTATAGAAGTACTATCTACATCTTCACCAAAGTTATCTTGTATTGGAATACCAGAAGCATCTTGAACTAGATTAGAATAAGGATTTATTGTTAAGTTATTATTTGGATATAAAGGATGTTTTACTCCAAAAGAATCTATGCGAGATAAGTTTACATAGTTCACGTAGTCTTGAGGTAAAGGTAAAGATAAACTAGATGGTATGGTTAATTCTTGAGATTTTATAGATTTTAAAGTATCATAACTAAATTCTTGTAGAGATCTTTTAGCAAAAAACAAAACATCAGATTTTTTAGCTGTTTGTATTATTTTACCATCTCCTACATAACCGACCATGTAGTTGTCTATAATATCACCTAATTTTACGTATTGATAAGATCCGTAGTTTTCTTGTACTGTTTCTCCAAAAGCTTCTGCGGAAGCATTATCCGCGTATTGACCACCGTCTAATGTTTTTAATTGAACTACTATATATAAACCTTCGGCAGGTGGAGCTGTAAAAGTTATGATATTATTTTGTACAGTATATAGAAGCGTGTATTCTGTCCAACTACCTGGATTTGGTAAAGCCGTTGGACTTGTGTATATTTTAAAATTGTTTAAAGCATATTTAACATCTGTAGGATCAGAACTACCAAACACTAAATCAGTATTAAAAGTAGTAGTAAATTCACTTTGCAGTGTTACACCGTCAGGTAAAAAAGCACCTATAAAACCTTGTGCTCCTTGGTAATATTGTTGATTTGTTTCTTTTACTAAGCTCATTTATTTAAGATTTTTCGTTAGCTTTTACTTCAGCAGCTTCTTGAGCAGCAACATCTATAATTGTAGGGTCATTTATAATTACACCTGCATATTTTAATATACCTATAATTAAATTTGTTTGTTCTGATATTGCTAAGTCAAAGTCATTTGAACTTTGAGGTGAATAAACATATTGACCTTGTAAACCCGATGTAAAACTCCATCTTGGAGTTGTAGGTAGCACGACACAATTTACCTCAACTTTATTAGGTAATGGACTTATTTTGTAAAAAGGAGTATAACCAGGTTGTAAAATTCCGCTATCAACATAAGCTATAGGAAACTTCTCTGTTGGTGCTGTTAGTTTAGATCTAGTTATTTTATTAAAATCAGATTTTGTAACTAGTTGAGTTATAAATTGACCTCCAGCTCCAAAAGCTTGAGGGTTTGTATTTCCTACTAAAGAAGTGTTATAAGTTGAAAGTATTTCACCAGTCCAGTAAATTACAAATTCTTGAAACTCATTAGGTTCAAATTGCTCAACATTGTAATTCCAAGCATCTCGTTCAGTGTCAAAACTAAACTCTAAATCTCTTACAAAAGGAGATATTTTTTCTTCTTGGTTTTTAAAAATATTAAAATACTGAGTGTCGTTCTGTGTATTGTTTTGATTTTGACGGTTTAATTGACTTCCATCAGGAAAATATGATTCAAATATTTCCAACTGAACTTGCTGAGCTAAGTTATTAAACTCTGCAGGCGTTATATAACCTCTTTGCTCTTTATTTAAGATTTGCAAGACCGTTGTGTATACTGTATTTACATTTACCATTTTTAATTTTTTAAAATACTATAAAGGCGGACGTATCCGCCTATATAATAGTATCACTTGTTTTTATAGTTTTTTATCTATAGATTTATAGATCTCAACTCCTTCATCTGTTTTTAAGAAAGAAGCAAATGCAGAGTAAGGGTTTTCATCAAAAGGCACGTTCATTAATTTTCTACCGTTTGATCCCCAGGCAAATGTTCTTTGATCTTGAGATAATTTTACTAGTCCAGCTTCAACAGCTTTAATAGCGAAGTTTCTTAATTGAACATTATCATCTTTAGCTAATGCTATAAAGGTTTTAGGGTTTTGTTTAGCAAATAAAAGTAAATCTCTCTTTAACTCTTTAGAGCTTAGTTTATTTACAATAGAACCTTTTTCAACTCTCATTATAGCTTCTGCTTGATCTATGTCCATATTTCTTGCAGCGTTTAAAGCATCAATCTCTACAGTTAACATGTCTAGCTGATCTTCTGCTACAACTTTTGGTTTAAATTCGTCATATATTCTACCTTTCATAGGGTGATAAAGAGAAAGAAGTTTTTGTAATGCAACTTCGTTTTTAGTAGTTCTCAAAGTACCATCTCTAAAAATTATATGACCCATTGTGCATTCTCCTCTTTGTTCATCTACTAAAGGAGATTCTTGGTTTGTAGCATATTTAAGTTCTCTTTGTTTACCAGTTTTTTCATCAAAATATAGTAAAGAGTGTTTTTTAGTATGCTTACCAGGTATTGTTAATGTTAGTGGAGTTTTATTACCTTTTAAATAATAAACTCTATCTTTTAGTTCCCAGCTTTTTTCAACTGGTTTTTCTTTTGTTTTTGACATAATATAATAAAATTAAATAATTAATAAAAGTAAGAATCACCCCTGAAGTTATATCAGGGGTAAATCTTACAGTGTTGTTATGCTCCTTTGAAAAGCACGAAGTTGTTAGCAGCTTGTGTTACTAAACATCTTTCAGATCGGAAGTTTACTTCCATAGCATCAAGAGTTGAAGTAAATGCACCACCAGCAGAACCAGTTAACCAAGACTTCATACGTCTGTCATCTCCTTGAGATGCTCTGTAACGTACGTGTAAGAATGGTCGTCTAATGTTTGTACCTAAAATTTGGTCATAAACAGTAGAAGTTCCAGCAGGTACTAATACTCCTTCGATTGAATTAACACCTTGAATAGCACCACGAGTTGAAGCGTCATTTAAGTATTTCCAATCAGTTTTGTAGAAATCATAAGAACCTCTTCTGAATCCAGAGAATCCAAGGTTAAGAGCCATTTCTTCTGAATTTTCAAATAAACCAAAAGCTGTACCACCGGCGTAACCACCAGAAATATTAGCTAGCATATCGTCAAAATCAAGAGCAGTTTGTCTCTGTAAGAAAAGCATGTTTTCTTCAATAGCACCTTGAGTATCTAAGTTTTTCAAAATTGTATCAAATTCATCTAGTCCGTTAGCAGCAGTAAATCCTACTTCTACATTACCTCTATCTTCAATAGCAGCAAAAAGACCTTCAGAACCTGGTAGCTCAGCAGCTCCATAATTTGCAGCAGCAGCAGCATTAAGGTTCTTTTCAGATTCTACCATAGACATTTCTAGGTAATCTTCAAAACGTAGTCTTGTTTCAGACTCAGCTTTTAAGTACCATAAATATCCAGAAGCACCATCTTCAGTAGCAACTTCTACCCAACCGATTTGAGCCATGTCAGATCCAGATATTACATACTGATCTCTTAGGATAATAGGTGAGTTAGAAAATTGTGTGAAAGCAGGCTCGATAGAAACTCTGTTCGCAGAGTTACCTGCACCAGTTCCTATTGTTGTTCCTTTTGTATAAGCAGAACCGTAAACAAATACTTTAATTCCACCGAATATACCAGCACCTGTAATAGTGATACCAGCAGCAGCGAAACCACCGTTTGCAAAAGGTTGTACAGTAATAGTGCCAACAGCGATTGCAGTAACAATACCTTTTCCTTCTGAACCATTAGGGTCTAAAAGTACAACTGTATCGTTAATTGAAACAACGTTTTCTATTCCAGCACCAACTGGAATATTAACAACTGATTCGTTGTTAGCTCCAGCAGCTTCTACACCACATCCATCGTAAGATACATGTAGTCTGTTTTGTTCTGACCAAATAACTTGGTCGGATGTCATTGGCATTTCAGCGCCAACCATTCTCAAGAATCCAGATAACGTTCTGTTTCCATAACGCTCTACTTCTTGTTCGTAAATCTCAGGTAGGTATTGCTCAGCAAATGTTCCACCACCAGCAGCATCGTTAAATACTAAATAGTTGCTAGCTAGCGTTTGTTGAACAGGCGAAGGTACAATACTACCAAATTGAGGTTGTAAACTCATAATTTGTTGTTTTTAAAATTAGTTAAATTTTTTTGTTCGTATTCTTAACTTAGATGAATCCGCCCCAGATATTGCTTTAACTTTCATGCCACCAATAAACACTTCTCCTTGTGATTTTCTACCTTCAGTATCACTAAGATTTTTAGATTTGTTTACTACTTCTTTGACCGCGTCAGCTTTACCTTGCTCATAAAAATGAGTGGCGATTTGATCTACGTTTTCAGCAGCATACATAGCTTTGTGATAACCTTTTTCGTCTTTCATATTACCTTCGCTGTCTAAGAACTTCCCGACAAGGTTAGTTATGTTCGATTGATTTTCGGCTACTTTATCAAGATTTACAACATTATATTTAAACTTTTTTTCACCAACTTTTATATCGAAACCTTCGAAATCTTGGCTAAACAAACTTTTTGTTTTATTTTTAAAATCTGTATGTTGTTGCTCTGCTATTTTTTGCTCCTTATTATAGCGATTGAAAAAATCCATAGCTTTTTGTTGGTCTTGAGTTACGCCCGGTCTCAACTTGATTTCGTCGTAATATTTACTCTTAAGATCCTCTAAAAAGTTTTTGGCTTCTGCAATCTCTTCTTTTTTAGCAAGTTTTTTTCTTTTGACTTCTCGCTCTTCGTCAATATCAACATCATAATCAAATTTTTCTTCCATTATGAAGTTAATTTCTTCTAAATCTAAATGTGGTTTAGATTTTTTATAATACTCTTTCAACAATGTATTTTCATCTACATTTGTATAATCAGCATTTAGTCTTGTATAATCATCTATAGTGCCACCAGTTTCTTCCATAAATAAAACTAGTTTTTCGATGTTTTCTGGTAAAGGTTTACCTAGTAATTTTTCATCTCTTACAGCTTCTTTTACTTCTTGTTCAATCTCTTTAACTTCATCAGTTACTTCTTTGATTGGAGAAAACCCTTCAGCAGTCTCGTTGGACTCTTGTATAGGTTCTCCCACCTCTGCGCTATCTCCGGATGATTTTTCCACAGATACCTCCTTTGTTTCTCCGATTTGAATGGCATCTTCTTCTTTTTTAATTTCCACCTTAGTTACATTGCTCTCTAGCTCTACTAAAGGTTCTTTTGGATTAACATTTACTTTTGTAATGTTATCTTTTGTTTCGTTTAATTTTTTAGGTGTTTTCTTTTTTGTTTTTAATTTAAACTCACCTTCCTGTTTAACAGGTTCATTTGTTTTTTCTGACATAATATAATATAATTAAATAGTGTTATTAAATAGGTAGTTGACTTGCTTGATTAGCAGGAGTACCTATTCCTTCTTGTTCAAAGTTTATAGGATCACTGTCGTTTTTTCTTTGAGCGATCATTTTACTTTGTTGCGTACCTTCCATTTTTATACGCTTATCTTTAGCGGCTTCTTTTTGCTTGTCTTTTTGACCTTGCGCTTTAGCAGTCGCTTGTGCTAACTCCATATCAAATTGATGTTGCATTTGCATTTTTTGCATATCAAGTTGAGACTGAGTTTGCATTTTTTGTATTTCCATTTGTGTTCTAGCTTGTTCGTATTGAACTTTAGAACCACTTATAGCTTCTTGCTTTTGAACTTCGTTCATTGCAATTTTTTCACTAGCAGCAGCTTGTGCTTCACTTTGAGCTACTATATTTGCTTGAGCGTTTTCTTGATCTTGTATTCCTTTCTGCTTTCGTTTTACTTTTAATAATTGATTAGCTAGTTTAAGATTTTTAATTTGTCTTAAATCTATAGCGTCCTCAAGATCAATACCACCTTGCTGTAAAGCTACTTGTATGTTTGCCTCTAATTGTTGCTTTTCTTCTTCATCTGGCTCTAATTCTAAAAATATACCAAAGTCATGAAGATTAAGATTAGAAATTTCTTTTAAAGTGTTAACGTTATAGTTGCTTATAGAATTTACTAAAGACTCTGCGGTCAAAGGAAACTCTAAAGCATCAGCTATCTTTAAAGCTATATTTTCTGCTGTTCTAAGAGTTAAATAAGAACTTGCTTGGTTTATATGTCTGGTAGCAACATTAGACGCGTTAGCCGCCATCTTTTGTAATCCAATCAATGTGTTTTTATCTGGAGTACTACCATCTCTAGCTTCGTTAAGTCCAGTTACATCACGTATCATTTGTAAATAATACTGATATGTGTTTATAAGGCTTTGTATTTTAGCTTGACCAGAACTAGCGTTAAGTTCTTGAATTGGTACTTTACCAGGGTTCATATCACCGTCTTGAGTCATTGATCTACCAACTATAGAACCAGTTTGAAAATACATGTTTAATGCTTCAGCTGGATTATAATTAGTTCCATTGCCAAGATCTACTTCAGCTAAACCGTCCATGTCTAAATAAACACCATCTGGTACTATTCTTGACATTACTTGTTGTAACTTTAAATGCGTAAGTTGTATCATGTCTGCAAAACCAATACACTTGCTAACTAACGATTCTATTCTACCTTTATATATTCTAGGTGCACAAATAGAATAATTCATTCTAACCTTAGTAGTATCAGCCATTGGTCTAGACATGTTTTCAGCTAGCTCCCACTTTAACATAGTTTCAGTCCCTAAAACTTTTGCTCCACTATATAAAACCTCTATTGACCTTGATACTCTTTCAAAGTTATTGTTTTCTGGTGGGTTAAATGTATCAGGTTTTTCAATAGCTTTGACCAGACCTTGATCTGTTTTTTTAATCTTAAAAGTTTGATTATGGTAAGTTTTATAATCAAAATAAAGAACTTGAACCGTATTATTGTCATAGTTTGGATAACCAGTAATGTATGAGTTATTACCAGGCATGTTTTGTATACGTTCTAATTCTTTTTGAGATAAGTCTGGAAACTCTTTTTTAAGCTCCGGTATTGTTATAGATTTAACTTCACCAACATAATATATATCTTCAAAGTTTGGGTCTTCAGTATATGAATAAACCATATAAGCTGGATCAACGTAATCGACTTTTATACCATTAGCTATATTAAAACTAGTTTTAACAGCGGATATACCTAAAACTGTTAAATCCATGTTTAATCTACGTTTTATTAAATCATACTTATTTTGAGCTAAAACACTAGATATAGCTTCTTCTTCTGCTATTTCTATGCTTTGCTTATAAGATAACTGCATGTGTAACTCCAGTTCTTCTTCTGATTCTGGTAATAAATCAGGATCATTAACTTGATAAAGATTTATACCTAAAGTTTCTTTTAGGTTGTCTAGATAGTCACTAGCTATCATGTCTTCATATATCTTAGAAGCGTATTCAGTTCTCTTTTTTATTGATTCAGGATCTTGAGCGTAAGCTTTAATGTCATAAGATACTTGAGATATTCCGTTTGCTACTATATCTACAAATTTAGAAAGTATAGGCACTGGTTTCCAGTCTAAATTAAGATAAGACAAATCACCATTTATAGATAATTCATCTTTATATTTTTGTATGCTTTGTTCACCTC